GAGTTGATTTTGTTTTGCAAAAGCTTTTAATTTACCTAATCTATTGCCAGCCACCGCTGCTGGATTCCATTGCGCGATTCCAAATGAGCCTTCATTTTCATTCTCTGCGAGTGGATTTATATCCCCACCTTCTTGTGATTCTGCAAAGAGATTTCCAAGAATTCCAGCTGCTTGTTCTGGAGTAAAGTCACCGCCTTCTTTTGATAAAAACCAGTTGTACGCTTTTTCAGCGTTTGTTGCACCTGATAAATCTGGCGCGCCGCGTGATTCTGATTGTTTTCTCGAGTATCCACGAGGACCGGCTACTGATTCAAATTTTGGAATTGATCCAAGTACAAGAGGTAGTTGAGAATTTTTACCGTCTAAGAAGATACCGTATACCTGTGCCTGCTCTTTAATACCTACATTTGTACCTAATCCTGAACTACCACCTTCAGTAATAGGTACAACAACTTGTGCCCATGGAAGATCAGCTTCAGGAATATCATCCATGTTTCCGGAATGTATTCCAAAAATTCTCACGCGAACTCGTCCTAATTCGAGAGGATCAGCGATACTTACGACTCTGCCGATAAACCATCTATTATCATCACCGTAATACTCGATCATAATTCAGGATCCTCTAAATAAGATGCAAGTTTGGTGCACAACAATTGAACATCGTATCTCTCTTTTGAAAATATATGTTTTGCCGCAAAGATGATGTAGTCACCTGATTCTTTTTTATCAAACTCTGGATCTTGACCAGTGTCTAAGAGTGTATCTAAAACCAAAACTCTAATCTTATTTCCAATAGTAAGGTGAGGGTTCTTACTTGTTCCAAGAATATAATCTCTACCAGAAACTTGAATAGTGACTGGAGTCTTAGTCATAAAGTGTTTTAATGATCTCGCGATCATCGCATTCTTATGACCCCCAAACTCAAACTCTTGATCGATAGTCTTAAAATCTCCAACCCCAGTATAAGCACCAGATGAACTAATCCTAGAAAATGTTTTAGATTGATATTCACCTATAGGTTTCTCATCTATCGTGTAATCGGGTCCGTAGTTAAATCTTTTTTGATTGTCATCAAAATAACTCTTATCAATAAGCATACTGAAAGTATCTTTTCCCACGTCGAAATTTAATTCGTTATCAGTTCCTCTTAAGGTGTCGTAATACTTATACTGAGAACCAACAACGCCTTTTCGAATAAGATCAATTAAATTATGTTGACTATTAGCCTGAAACCTTTGAACTACAGCGTACCTTGAATTTAGTTCCGAATGAGTAATCCCTTGCCAGTACGCGTAAGGCGTACCTTTATTCATAATCGGTGCTGTGAGCATGGTTCCTAAATCAACCATATAAAGATCTTTTGACGCAAGCGTAGAAAACAAATAGTATGGAAGACCATCACTCGTAGTTGCTCTGTTTTTTACCCAAGAGGCTGCTTCAAGAGGATGCATGTTTGGAACAATTACTTTCATTCTTCCTTGATAAATGTCAGGTGTATACAACGTGTCTTTGCTGAGATACTCTTCTAAGATTGTAGAGACAATCGAGATTGGGCTACCGGTATAAGACTTATTCACGTTCTTTGTAGTAGAGACGAACACTATATCTTCTACAAGAGAAAGCGTGACGACTCTTCTCTGCTCTGATTGTATGACGTCAAACTTTTCGATATAAAATGACTTCTCAATTTCTCGAGCTTCAGCATCTGATTCAGTTGGTTTTATACTAAGAGTAATTTTCTCACCACCTTGAAGATCCATACGCTGAACTAGATTGTATGTATCAACAAAGAGAAGTTTAGCAGTGACATAAGGTTTATCTAGATGCTCGTAGATTTCAAAGTCTGTGACTAAACGACTAATCTCACGTGAGGTCTGATCGGTAGATCTCGTCGTAGAGATCGTAACATAATCTAAATAGAAATCATTTTGACCTTCACGGACTGTCGACATCTTAACCTCTTACAGATTTTTTATAAGATGATACTAGTCCCGCAATGAGGTCTGGTCGAACAACTCGAATAGTACGTAAGTCTTCATTCTTATTATATGCTTGATCATAATTTGTCATTTCTACTAGTTGTGCACCTGGTCCTATCAAAGGATCGTAGTCTACCCATTCATACTTATCTTGTCCTGAAGTATAATAATGATGAGGTGCATTATAATACTCGGCAGAACTAGCAACGACAAGTGTCTCGATTACTGATCCACCAGGAGCAACGTATTCTGATGACGCGCTCTCACCTGCAGTAAACTTATCATTAGTTTGAACCACCATTAGATTGTGCTGTTTATCTCTGTGAATAATCTTTCCAGTAGCACCAGAAGTAGAACCTGTTATTGTTCTACCAACCTTAAACTTATTTGTGATGTCAGTTCTTGTAATGATGTAGACATACGGATATCTTTCTTTGATATAATGATCAAGCGCTGAGTAGTCAAGTGGCCAACCTCTCGATCTGATCTCGTCATTAAAGAGATAGAACGTCCAGTAATACAATGGCGTGTCATAAAGAGAGATTGATAATTGATCTGGTCTCCATCCTTGCGGAATAGTCATAGTGTTATAAAAAGATATATCATCTTTTACATCGTCAAAAAGAGCAGAATACGTCGTTATGTTTTGAAAGATATTAGTCGTTTCTTCATTTCCAAATTTATATCTTACTTTTTCGAAATCGCTAAAGAATTGCATTATAGACCTTCCTCAATATCTTTCTTGCTAAGAGTTCTGATTTCAACAAAGTTAAGAGTTAAATCTACTTCGTTGGGTTGTCCATCAGAGTGATATGCTGCTCCAGTTGCGTTATATGTTGACTGCACATTTCGAAGGTAGCATCTTTCTAATCTCGGAAGTTTAGACTCTATTCCTCTATGCGTGAACTGAATACTGAACGCGTGAGGAAACTTATAAGCTACAGGAACACCCTTTACGTCAATCAATTCAGGATAAGCATTTCTTCTAAAGTGTCTTACAATCTTTTCGACTGCCTTTGCTTCACTTGGAGAGTTAGGAATCATTTTAAAAGTAAAAGCAAACTCTCTTAAGTTGACACTCTTAAATAACGAACGAGTGTTTGGATTCAGACTCGTCTGAACTCCAAGAGAAACTGCCGCTTGGAATCCAGAAGATGGAACTAACTTTGCCGCTCTTAGTGCACCAAGTGCCAGTGCGTCTTGTCCTTTAATCGCTCCACCTAAATAACCGAAGATACTTCCAAGACCTTGCATCATACCTTCATAAGCTGAGGCAAAAGCTCCTGCTCCAGCTGACATACCACTGAGTGTAGCTCCACCAATCATACCTAAGTTTGGAGTATCATATGCCATCGCGTCATTATACACCATTGAGACTGGTAGGTACATATCGACTATGGGTTCGCTTCTCGATAGTTTATAACTTACACCCTTTGCCAACTTAGCTGATTCTTCCGCTAAAGATTTCTCTGTGTCTTGAACTTCTTTTTTCCTAGCAGCTATAGCAGCTAATTGCCCCTGCTGTCCAGAAATAATGGCTCGAGCTCGAGCTGCATCTCCTTCTGGTCGAGGATCTTGTGCAGCAATATCATCATCAGTTTTAGCTTCATCAGATCCAGTTGTTTTTCCAAACCAGCTTGTTATGTTATCAAAGATCGGTGCTTTAATTGTCTGCTCAATATTTAAGCTTAGTGGCTGAGCCTCGTGTATGGCAAAGCGAATTCTTCCAAGAGCTTGCTCAGATTGAATCTCTGGATATGATAGTCTTGATGATTGATTAAGAATCTGACTTCGGGTTCTACGAGTAAGATTCATCTCTCCATCAGTTACTGGTTCTAAATCTCTACCAGTACCAACTTCGAATGTATCTGCCATTTTTTTATCCTATAGATAGATTAAATAACTCATTCTTATTTATATCAAAAAATGGCGTATTCAGGAAGATACAAAGTAGTCAATACGAGTAAATATAAAGGTGACTTTACAAACGTCGTCTATCGATCGCTATGGGAAAAGAAAGTGTTTCAATGGTGTGACAATAATCCTGACGTAAAAGAGTGGTCATCAGAAGAAGTAGTGGTGCCGTATTATTATGATGTTGATAAAAAGTATCATCGTTATTTTGTTGATTTAAAAATTGTAATGAAAGAAAAAACAATTCTTGTTGAGATAAAACCAGCAAAAGAAACTGAGCCGCCAACTGGTGAGAAGAGAACAAAGAGGTATATAAATGAAGGTTTAACCTATATTAAGAACATGAATAAGTGGGAAGCCGCTAATGATTACGCGAAGGATCGTGGCTGGGAGTTTCAGATCTGGACTGAGAAGACTCTCGAAGAAATGAAGTTGCTTCCAAAATCTATGCCCGGTAAGATAAAAAAACCTCTCAAAAGAATGAAACCGTTTAAGAGGAAAAAGAAATGACTGTAAGAACTACTAAACCAAACGCAACATTTATTCACATTCCAAAAAATGCTGGAACAAGTATCAGTCAGTGGATGATCAATAAAGTTGAAGGCAAATGGGCATATGAAAATCATTATGGTGGTAAGCACTGGACTCTTGAACAAATAAAAGAAGTAACTGATTCTGATTTAGGATTCACATTTTGTTGTGTGAGAAATACATGGGAAAGACTAGTCAGCGGTTTTTTCTATTATAAGAAACAAAAGAAGTTTAATGATAGAACCTTTGATGAATTCATTAGGCAGTCTAATTGGCACACACTTACAAAGCCACAGACCGCTTACTTTGATGATAGCACAAAAATACTTCGATTTGAAAATTTAGAAGAAGACTTTAGTGCCATTCAAAAGTTTTTCAATCATGAGTCAGGTTTGCCGAAAGCAAATAAGTCACAACATGACTCTTATCAGAAGTACTATACAGACGAACTCGCAGAGATAGTAGCTCAAAGACACAAGCCAGATATCGAGATGTTTGGTTATAAATTCGATTGATTTTCATATAAATACTACGTTATGAGTAACTTGTTTCAACAACTCGAGATCGAAGCATTCCGCGCTGGTATCACGCCACGGACGAAAGAGTCTATTGAGTGGTTTCGTAAAAAAGCCACTGCGCTCGGGCGTGTGAACAGAAACGCTCTTATGCAAGAAGAAGAAATTGCGTTAAGAAATCGTCCAAAGACAGCTCCTTATGGTAACATGTATATGTATTTCTATGACGCAAAGCATAAAGATACTCTTCCATACTATGACGCGTTTCCTTTAGTCATCATGATGGGACCTGCTCCAAACGGTTTTTATGGGCTTAACTTACATTACCTTCCACCAGTTCTAAGAGCAAAAGCTCTTGACGCCTTTCTCGGTGAAGGTGAGGTACCTATGAAATTTATTAAGCCAACTATTCATAGATACTTAACTAAACACGTAAAAAGTAGATTCGCTCTTATTGATAAACCTGAATGGGAGATCGCTACATTTTTACCAACTGCAGACTGGCGTGGAGCAAGTGCAGGTACTGTGTATAAAGATTCCAGAGGGAAGATGTAATGGCAACTATAGACGAATTAAAATCAGTAGCATCTTCTAAACTTGGATTTGCTCAAGCAAATCAGTTCTTAGTTGAGCTTCCGACAATCGGTGCCGGTGGATTTCTCAGTAACCTTTTGAGTTTTCTTCCTCCGATTCCAAACATTCCAGGAATTCTTGACACTGGAAATCCAAGCACTCGTGAAATGAACGTCCTTTGTTCGAACGCTACACTTCCAGGAAAACAAATTACTACTGTTGATCGTAGAATAGGTATGGAGTTTCAAAAGGTTGCTTATGGATATGCAGTTGATGACGTCTCTCTTAGTTTCTATATGATGAACGACTACGGCGTAAAGAAGTACTTTGATTCTTGGGCAGAGAGTATTGTTAATCAAGAGACTGGTGAAGTGGCATATAAATCTACTTACGCAAAGACGGTGAAGATTCACCAGTTAAGAAAACCTCAGTTTGGATTTAGCGCAAATCTCGGTCCACTCAGAGGAAATTTAGGTATTGGTGGCGGAACAGTATACGCTGTTGAACTAGAAGACGCGTTTCCTACCACCCTTTCGGCGATCCAACTGTCAAATGATCAAGATGGATTGGTTCAATTTAATGCAACAATATCATATACAAGATGGCGACCAGTTCAAGCTGGATTACAAAATTTTATTACTGGAGGATTGAACTTTGGGTAAAAAGCGACAAAGAACAAAGTATGTATCAAAGGGTGAAAGAAACCCAATTGATCCACGTTGGAGAAAAGAATATCGTAGAGAATATAATGGTAGCACTGCTCAGATGCAGAACAAGCTCGAAGCTTGGCTGAAGGGTAAGAACGTAATGTTGACTATTGAGAATCCAAATAAGAATGAAACGAACAAGAAGTTTATTCGAGTGAACGCAAATAATGTGTGGAGAAGGAAGACTGCATAATGGCTTTACCAAAATTTAATAATGAACAGTATATCTATGAATTAACTGTTCCATCAACAAAAGAAAAGGTTAAGTATAGACCATTTTTAGTAAAAGAACAAAAAACATTACTCATTGCTTTTGAATCACAAGATCCTAAACAACTTTTCAACGCAATGATTAATAACTTAGAATCTTGTGTATCTAATATCGATACGAAAAAACTTGCTACGTTTGATGTTGATTATATGTTTACGCAAGTTAGATCTAAATCTGTTGGTGAAACAAGTAAAGTTTCTGGTAAATGCTCAGAGTGTGAACACATAAACGAGGTCACAATTAATCTTAATGATATATCAGTTGATCAAGATGACGTGAAAGATAATGTGATAAAATTAACTGATGAAATTTCTGTTGTCATGAAGTACCCAACATATTATGATCTTCAAAAAAGTGACGATAAGATTTTTGGTGATGCCGGTGTAACTGAAGTTTTGTTTGAAACAATTATGATGTGTTTAGATTCGGTTCAGACTCCAGAAGAAAATATTTCGATTAAAGATGAATCAAGAGAAGAGATTGAAGAATTTATTAATCAGTTGACTAATCAGCAACTAGAAAAAATAACTGAGTTTGTTCAATCTATTCCATCGTTAACTCACACTGTAGAATATGTTTGTAGCAATTGCAATTACACTAACCACACGACACTAAAAGGATTTCAAGATTTTTTTTAGTATGCCTCTCTCATGAAACTTTGGAAAATTACTACAGAACAAATTTCACGATGATGCAACATTTTAATTATTCTTTGTTAGACCTTGAAAATATGATACCTTGGGAAAGAGAAATCTATATTGCTTTATTGAATAATCACATTCAAGAGCAAGAAGAAAGAGCGAAGGCAAATCAAAGATGACAACATTATCTGACGTCAGTAAAATTCTTTCTGGGCAAGATGAAGCACTTGATAAAATCAGTGTTAACACTGAAAAAACAAGTGAGGCTATCACGCGTTTCGTTGATAGTATGGAACGAAATCGTTTCAAAGACTTAGAATCTCAACGAGAACAGAAGAAGACACTGAAAGAAAGATTAGGCGCGATGATGCCAGGGACGGGTAGTTCTTCCGATGGCGTTATGGATAAGTTGCATTTTGGTAAGGGCGGTCTCTTAGCACCAGCGGCTTTACTCGGATTCGGAACAGCTGCAATGTCAGGGCTGGCGCGCAGAGGTGCACCTGCAGCGCTTGGATTAATATTTGCAGATGAGATCGGTGCTTGGGTAGAGAGTCAAACTGGAAAGAAAGAACTCGGTGAAGCTGCTGAAAGAGCTACGATTGGTGGTTCGTTTGGTCTCTTACTTGGTAAAAGATTCGGTGTAATCGGTGCTGCTATTGGTCTTTTAGCGACAGAAGAAAACACCGAAATTATGACTGATATCGGAAAAAATCTAAAAGCTAATTGGAATAGCATGGCCGAAAAGCTAGAACCTTATCTTGGTTTCTTGCCTTCGTTTGAAAATGTAGTATCATTTCTTGCTACACATACTACTAAAGGACTATCAGCAATTAATGGTTTCCTTGAAAGCGGATTCAGCAGTGAAGAGTTTCAAGAAAACTGGGGATCAGCGGTTGGTCTTTTATCATCAGTAGCTCTTATTCTCGCTCCTGGTAAATTTATGAAAGCTCTTAGATTCTTAGCGGTATTAGCTGGATCTCCAGTAATACCAAGAAGCGGTGGAATGAGACTAAGAGGTCGATACGGAACTCCACTTAAACTTTTTGCAGCACTTGCAGCTGGAACGTTCGCGTATGATCAACTATTAGATGGTGGTGATGGACTTGGTGCTGATGATTTTGGAGCTGGTGTTTTAACTATGGGTGCTGCTGCGGGCGCAGATATTCTTATGAATAGAGGACGTCCACCTGCTGCAGAAATGAATGCACA